CGAGATGCTCAGGAGTCTCGTGGGCTCGGAGATGTGTATAAGAGACAGGGACATAACCTATTCTCATCAGTTTATATGATATTTGAGCATCTTCACTGTCATAATCCGGATAAATAGGAGTTACCTCCCAGCCATCATTCTTTTGAAGATAGAAACGGTCGTTCTTGATAGGCCGTTTTGCCGAAGTGGTTCCCTGCCTGCGCCATTGCACATTGATAGCCTTAAAACTTCTCCACGGCATAGTCGGATGATAATAGAACAACGTACATTTGAACTTCTTGCTTGTATCAATATCACCGTCAAACGTGTCAAAAGTTTGCTGGTCTGACACGACCACATAATAAGGTATGCCTTTTGCGGAAAGGGCTTCTATTGTCGGACGATTCTGTGTATCAAGCACATTCTCCGCTTCATACTCCTGTATCATTGCTGAAGTATCAGTCAACTTGCACAAATAGTTTCTAAAAGCTTGCGCCCATTCATAATGACTGTTGTAGGCAAGTACATAATACAAATACAAGTCTCCTTCCGTTCCGTCAAATGTTATGGTTTTTGAATTAAGGATAGCACCGCTATTACTGATATATCCTATACAGCCGACCTCTTCACCATTCAAATACAGTTTGATACAGGAATAATTGCTTCCCCCACGTGATACATAAATGGTAGATGGTTCTACAACTACGGCCATGGTAATTTTTTCACCTTGTCGGAATGAGCGTTCCACCAAAGCCGGTTGTCCGGTCTTGCAGTATATCGCAGCTTTATTTCCACAGACATAGAAACCGGCTCCGCTATCAGGGTCATAGCATTCTATCAGCTTTGAATCAGCTTCCTTGATATTTTTGGTGGCAAAGGCAAATTGGATGGCACATCCGCTCGTAGTTTCCACTGATGCGTTTCCAAAAGGATGGTAATCCAATATTTCAGCTGTTACATTTTCTGCAATACGCAAAGAACGCTCCTTAAGAAAGTCTACAAATCCGTTGCTTGACCAGTTTGCACCTCGTACATCCATTGTCACTCCGTTATGTGTGATAGTATGATCGCTCTCACTGTTGCTACGTGTAGAAAAATCATATCCGAACAAAGCACCGTCCTTGATCGCTATATCAATGGCACTCCCTTTTATCGTAACCTTGATTTCATTGGTGGATACACCGCCACTTTCGGCATGTACGGTAATACTTTGGCTTCCGTCCGTACTATATCCGCTTATCTGCTTGTTCACTGTAACCGTTTCGGCAATCATAGCTTCCACAGCTGTAACTTTCTCCTCGCTGTAGAAAACATCTACATGCGTTTCAGTCTTGCCGGGAGTATACGCAGCCACCTCTACGGTAAGGTTGTCATATAAACGTAACGTGCCGTTGTTCTTGTCATTGAACCTGATGGCGACGATGGGAGTATTACTGTTTTCGTCCACACACATGATAGCGGAATAGATGGTGTTTCCCTTTACTCCGGATTTCTTCTCCGTACCGTATATTCGTACAGGATATGCGCCATGCGAAAGTCTTTCTCCGCCACCGAATACATTTGTTGGATTGACAGAGATGCCTTTGGTATAACTGTCGCTTACCGTTGCTTCACCAAGTTTCTTCCATTCTCCATTATAGAACATCTCCACTACTGCAAGAATGGATGAAGTGTTATTAGGGAATTTATAGAATTGTCCGATATTTTTTGCCGGACCACCTGCAACAAGGATAGTATCACTTGTGTAATTCAAAGCCATGGGTTGTTCTACGGTAATATCCACAGCCATAATGGTAATGGCTTTTTTCTTGGTATTTCCATCCGAATCTGTAGCTTGCACAAAGAAGCTTTTGCTGGCGGCACTGCTGAAATAACTTGTGAAGTCAAGTTCAAACTTGTAATCGGTCGCACTTGCAGAGCCTACAGTGTTCATATCCTCACTGGATAATGTCAGTCCGGTGCTTGCATCAATAATAGTGATGTTACGAATGACACCAAGCACCTCGTTACCATCAGGATAGCTGACACTACGCAAAGCTACATTGATTTTTATCTCTGAGCCGAATGCCATAATAGGAGCGGCTTCCTCGAAGTAGATAGACAATGTACTATCCTCACTGGAGCCGCCACCACCTCCATTTTTGGGTATTTTAAGCACAATATCCTCTATCTGTCCGCCATTCAGATTGGTGGCTTTGTAGTAAATGTAGTCTTCATCACTTTCTTCATCAAATCCGCCGATAGCTTTCTCCTGCATTATGTATGCCCCGCCTGTGGAAAGGGCATCTTTTCCTCCCTCTGCCGGTTTGTCGGATGTTTCCACCTTGCTTCCGCCACTGCCGAATGCTACCCACGGTTTCAGATCATCAGGGCTGATGTCACTCTTATCGCGTGTGAACTGATAGGCAAGCCATACAGGTGCGCCATTTTTATCACTTTCCGCAGTCTTGAATGTAAGGACGATACCGCTTTTCAAATAAGAGAACCCGCTTTCTTTCTCAAGGTCAACAACAGCTTTTATGGCTGTTCCCAAAGTATATTCTCCATCTCCGCAAAGGTCGTTCACGTTGATGGTGTTGCCTACGTTTCCACCACCGGAAGTCCCGAAATCCGTCCAGTTGCTTTCTTTACTCCAATCAGAGGTATTTGTCCATTGTTTTGAAACCCATCCGGCTTCTGTAAGGAATATCAAGACAACACCCGGAATCTGCAAAGCAGAAGCATATTCAGAAGTCGCACACCTGTCAAGTGCTACGGAAAATGTTATCTCCCTATCTGAAAGGTCAAACAGATGGTTGACATTCACAACGCTACGCGATACGACTTGTTTATTGAGTGAAAGTATTGCCTTCTTGTTTTCTTCGACCTGCTTCATATCTTCCTGTAACTTCGCACCTTCATCACCGGGGAATGCAGTAGAGCTTGTATGTCCGAGAGCAAGGTCGGAGCCAATTGAAGTCAGTTGTTTACCGCTCCAACGATAACTTTTTCCATCTTCTTCACATAGAAAGACTTTGCCGGAAGAGGGTATTCGCCCGTTTGTACTTGCCGTACCGAAAACATCTGCATCCAACCAGTTGTTATAATAAGTAGCAGTCTCGGATTCTCCGATTGTCGGAACGTATGCAAGCACAAAGCAACCATGTTCCTTATCATATACAACTTTACAACCCTCATCGTTGGAATTTTTGTCTATGGATTCATTTTTTACAGTAATGCCTACGGAAATGCCATAAAAATCTACCACGTCATCAATGTATCCGGGCAAATGTCGGCTCGGTACTTTCCCTTGTTCGTCAAGAGGGGCGATTCCTCCGTTTTCACCTTTTGATTCTTTGAAAGAGTTCAGTTGGCTTCCAACTTCATTCGCCTTGTTGTTTGCCTTGTTTGCGGTATCCTTGGTCGTGTTTACTTGGTCTTGCAACGAGTTGACACTATCACCAAGCGTGGTGAGGTTGGTGTCTTGCGCTTTGTTGCGGGCTTCTATATCCGTAATGTCGTCCTGCAGTTTGGTAATATCCTCTTGCAGTTTTTCTACGGCTTCGTTATACTGACCGCTGTCTATGGTCGGGTTGCCTCCACTCTGTCCGGTCGGGACCCATTCTCCGCCATCGCCCACATATATGGGAGCTGGTAAGGAAACACCCACAAGTGCCCACCATCCGTCATGTGGTAAAGGATAAGCCGCTTTCAGTTTTTCGATGGTCGTGAACAGTCCTTTGCTCACTCCCTTGATATTTTTTGCCTCAAGCCAGCCGTCCACCATTACGTTTCCTTTCAAGTGGGTCTTTCCCTGAACGGTCGCGTCACCACCTATCGCTGTATTGCGACCAACGGAGACATCACCGTCTATATGTTTTGATTCGTAACTCATATTAATACAGATTTAGCCAATTCGTTCAATGCGGCACTTTTTTCCGTATCGCCGAATGTCGTTAATACTAATGCAGCTATGGTATATATCACAGCATCATAACATTTCTCACAGATTTCTACCGCGCCATATTTGTCTATTTTCGGGTAAGGCAGATATACAGCACGGCTCACTTTCGCTTCTGTCGTTTTGCAAGAATAAAATTCCATCACTCTTCCTTCTGGCCGTATGGATATGGCGCATACAGGCCGTTGACATGTTCCCCTTATGCCTTTAAATCGGGAAGACTGTTTTTCATATTCAGGGTCATCGGTGTTTATGGGATTAAATACCGCACGCTCCCAATCGTTCATTTGGAAAACGACAAAACGCATGAAATCTTCCGGCAGTAATATCCATCCGCTTTCATGCTCTTTCCAATATATGGCATCACCGAAGTTGTGTCCGCCGTCAAGCAAATAGGACGGTGCAGAGCTGTGCACACGCTTTACTGCTTCCAAAATCTTTGATGCAATGATGTCGTCAAGTGCAAGAGTGTCCACATCGCCTATAATCTTCAACGTATCGCTGTTCATGTTTTGGTCCAGGGCGGTGCGTACATCCTCCTGTATTTTGTTCTTCTGATATACAGCCATAAGCCCTTATCTTTATTCCAGACCTTCAAACTCAATTCCGTTTGCTGCTGCCTGCTCCATGATTGCCTTGGTCGAGCGCATGGAAGTGCGGCTGATACCGAAAGTGTCTGCAAGGTAATCTTTTGCACTTGCAATGTCGCTTACTTTGACTTTGCGAGATGTCGTATTGTTATCCCCTGCGTCTTCTTGCGGCATTTCGTCCTGTCTGCCGGTTTCGTTGGCAGGCGTGTCTTCACCATTGTGCGTACTTTCGGCATGAAGTTTTTCAGATGAACCGTTTTTAGACGCTTTTCCGGCTGTTTCTACTGTCTCGGATTGCCCGTGCACAGAATGAAGTTTGAACAGTTTGCCAAACTTGTAATGGTTCTCTACAGACTTCTGTATGTCCTCGTTGTCGGTAGTGAATACACTGCTTCCGTTTGACAATGGAACGAATGCGATATGCAGGTTCTTCTTGCTCGGAAGTACCACATTAATACTGATATTGGTATTCGCCTTGTAGGTTTTCGTAATCATATTCTTAAAAGTAAAAAGGGGACGGGACACCTTATCCCATCCCCGGTAATTAATAATTCTTTATGAACTCTTTATTATGCCGCATTTAAATCTTGGGCGGGTGCTTTAGCCAGTCTCATACGTGCATGTGCCTTTGCATAGCGCAGATACAGGCAGCTCACCTCTTGGATAACTACCGCATCGGTACGGCGGATACCGGCCTTTTGCAAGTCGAGTACGTTACGTGCCCAAGACACATGTGTTTTTTTGGAAAGATATTCCGGATCCATTGCAAAGCCGCAATCACTCATTCCGTTTACATCGAACAGTTCATGATGTATGGTTAATACTTCTCCGAAATCAGTATCCCAAGATTTGAATTTCAAGTTCCATACCTCCACGGTATCTTTCAAGCGGAATTTTTCGCTCTTTATCTTGGAGAATGCAGAGAGCATATCACTTCCACAGAATAAAATCTTACGCTTGTTACCGATGCCGGTACCAACAAAAAGGTCTTTGGTAATATCCACAAGGTTTTCATCGGTAATTATGGCGCATTTCTTGTCAGTATCCCATTCGCCCACCTCGATGTCCTTTCCGGCCATCCACCAGATACCACCTGTAAACCAAGTGTTCATGCCGTCCTTTGCAATGTGCTTGATAACCTGCTTCACACCGAACAGATAAGTATTTTCCATTGCGAGGCGCATATCATATACACCGTCTTCTTCAATGTCTGAGAAATTCCAGTTCACTTCTTTGGCGGCAATCTTGTCAAAAGTTGATTGCTCTACCTGAATCATGAAGTTCTGACAATACTGGGTTTCAGGCATAGGGATATTATTGAATCGTCCTGTCTGAACATCCAATTCCCCACATGCTTTTCCCATGCGTACAAGCGTTGTTCCTTGTGGAATTTCCGGAACAAGAATCGGCTGTTTGCTTGAATCATCCATTTTGCCATTTACGGCATACACTGTAGGAAGATTTGTTGAGCTGTCCTTTCCGCACACACAAAGCACGAGGTCCGGAACGTTGCTGTCATCTTCCGTATATTTCGTTCCGTCCGGTTTGGTGATGGCGCTGACACCGACTACCCTAATGGTATCATCCAACGTGAACATATTCAAATCATCTACCGGCAACGACACGCTCGCACCGCTGAGCATAGCTTCCAGCTTTTTGTTGGTACTGCATTTGATTTCACGTGTACCCACGCTGTAATACTTCACTTCAAATGAATTGGTGGAGCTTGATTTTGCATAACGGCTGATTTGGTCAATTGGAGTAGCCATCGGACGGATTTTCACGATGCGTTTGTCCACATCACTCAAATAGAAATTTGGGTCGCCGGTTTCACGCCCTCCTGTTTCAGTGGAAATACCGTCTGTTCCACCCGTACCGTCCGCACCGGCTGTTGTTTTACCCGCATCAGGCAGGTTCGATGCTTCTGCCATCATGACACCGCTTGATGCACCCGTCACAAACGCCAATATCATCAGCGTAATGCGACAAAAGAAACTCATTGTTTTCTTCATTGCTCGAAATTTTAAAAGTTAAAAATGTAATTGGTTTATATTTATCTGTTTATCGCCTTGCGTTTTTCACCGCCACGCTCCCAAATGTTCTGTGTACCATCATAACGCCCGATTGCACCGAGGTCAGGCATCTGCCGTGAACCGCCACTGCCGCCACCGTTTTTACCGGCAAGGTCGGCTGTACCGTCATTTTTGCCTGCTTTGCGTAGTTTTTCTTCAATCTTGCTGTTGCGCCCCTTTACTTCACCCTCGTGTCCGGCAGCTTCCACATCGCTGTCGTGCCTGATTGCTTTTATGGCCATTTCTATACTTTCACGTGTAAACTTACCCATGATTCCGTCACGTACAATGCCTACAAGGAAATCCATTGCGCTGTCGATGTCCTCATCCGGCAGTCCTTCTTCCTGTTGCATGGTTTCAAGGGTGGTCAGGGTTTCGTCGAGGTTCTTCTGATACTCTCCCTCGTACTCTTTCTCTTGGGCGATTCGTTCCGCAAATTCCTTGTTGGCGGCTGCAAGTGCCTCCTGCTTTTCGGGGTCTTCAAGTGCGGCCTTGAAATCATCCCCGAATTTGCGCACCATACCGATGATAGGGTCTTCGCCTTTTCTCCAGTCAGTAAGGAAAGCGGCACTTTGCGGGTTGCTTGCAAACAGGTCGGACAGTGCTTTTTCACGTTCCTTGTAACCGGACAATTCCTTGTCGTAACCATCGTAATCGTCATTGATTTGACCGAATAACGCTTCATCATCGGCAAATTCTCTGTCCGGATACTTTGCTTTCAATCGCTCTGTGTATCGCTCGCGATTGCTCTTAACTTCCGTATTATTAGGCATAATTCAAAAATTTAATTTATAGTCAGATTCTACAAGACAAAAATAGGCAGGGAAAGCAGGATGTCATGTTTATCTTTTTACGCTCCTATTGGTAACTTTGGTACTATAACGGGAAGAAAAATGAAGCATAAAGGAGCAGTTATGGAATACTCTATGGAGCGTATGAACGACTTGATGAGAGCATACGATGAATACATTTCATCGTGTGATTATATCCGTATGCCTGAAGTGTATAAAGTAATTGTAAACATGCCGTCCCGGAGGTTTTGGGTCAGCGATATTCGTGCAGCATTGGTCGTTTCCGCCATGATGAGGGGTGAGAACGATTTAAGCGGTATGTGGCCGTTGAAGAAAGAAATGTATGAGGAGATTCATACAAGGGTTGTCGCTCTCAAATCAGAATACCCGGAACTTACCATTTCTGAACTGTGTGCTAAAGTGATTGCTCAACCCGCACCGAAATTCTACCTCACGCCGGGTAGTGCCAAGATGATGATATGCAAGGCTAAAAAACGATGGATGCAAGAAAAGTTGAGAAGATTACGGCTCTCCTGATTTCTGCCATGATTGTGTGTTTGTCATTTTCAGGAGAATGGGATTGGCAAACTGTCGGCATTTACGCTGGAAGTAATATGCCAGGACGCTTGCTGTATCCGTTTTTCCATACGAATATGTTTCATGCCTTGCTCAATTCATGGTGTTTATTATCGATTATTTTCATTTACGATATTGGGATAGGAAGATTGCTGTCAGCCTATATGATTGCCGTTACAGTTCCAGTTGATACCCTTGGATATTTCACGACAATGGATTCGCCAACGGTAGGATTGTCCGGATTGGTTTTCGCCCTGTTTGGTTCAATATCGTTTGAGGTATTACGTAAACGGTATTATCAGTTATGGATGCTGTTTTACCTTGTGGCAGGCTTCCTGTTTCCGGGCATAAATGCCGTATTGCATCTTTGGTGTTATGTATTGGGACTCATCATGGCTCTGCTAAACAAGCCTGTTAAAATCATGCACCATGAAAGATAAGGCCATCAAGGACATATTGACAGAGAATGAACGCCGCAATGCGATTGTATATGCAAAGTTCAATCCAATTACCGGAGAAGGTTCTGTCGGTAAACGTGTAAAGTGTACCATCAGTGACTTTCCTATACATACCCAGTGGTTACCGGAACGTATCATGAAAGTACCGCTTGTACGCCAACTCATCGAAGCCGGTTCTATTTCCAAATTCCTCACGGACTACATGGGTGTGGAAGACAATCAGGATGATCGCTTGAAGGTCATAGAGCAGTTTGTACGAATACGCAGCCGCGAGGATTTTCCGTTTTGGGCGGCAACATTTGTCTATATCAAGGCCAAAGGCGGTGGTGAGGATGTCCTGTTTCGTCTGACAAGACCTCAACGGCGTTTTGTGGATCGGCTTGAGAAATTGCGTATTGCAGGGAAACCGATACGCATCATCCTGCTTAAAGCACGGCAATGGGGTGGTTCCACCACTTCACAGCTTTATATGGCATGGTTGCAGTTGCTTCACAAAACCGGCTTAAACTCACTTATCATTGCACATCAGGGCGCAGGCTCCGATGAAATCAAGGATATGTTCGACCGGATGATTAAAAGTTATCCTGTCGAAATGCTCTATAAAATTGATGAAGCCTACAATGAGAACGAGCCGAAGATTGTAGGAGTGGGAAAATCGGGAAGTATATCGCGCATTCCGCAGCGTAACTGCAAAATCAAGATTGGTACGGCTGAACGCCCGGATTCGTGTCGTGGCGGTGATTACAATCTTGTACATCTCTCCGAAGTGGGAATATGGAAGGCTACGGAGGGAAAGAAACCGGAAGACATTGTGCGCTCCGCCTGTTCGGGTATTCTCCTCAAGCCCTACACCATGATTGTTTATGAAAGCACAGCAAATGGCACCGGGAACTTCTTTCATCGCGAATATACTGCCGCAAAAGAAGGGAAATCCCAGTTCGAGGCAATGTTCGTTTCATGGTTCGACATCGAGCAATATACACTCGCTTTTGATTCGGACAATGAAAAATGGGATTTTGCAGAATGGCTTTATCAGAATCGGGACAATGAAAATACAGATTCCGAACGTGAGGAATGCGGTAAGTATCTTTGGTCGCTGTGGGAAAAAGGTGCTACGCTCGAAGCTATCCATTGGTACATAGCCGAACGCAGGAAGTACAATGACCATGGGCAGATGGCTGCCGAATTTCCGTCTGATGATGTGGAAGCCTTCGTACATTCGGGAGCACGTGTGTTCGACAAATACAAGGTCGATGCAATGCGCAAGACCTGCAAGAAGCCTAAATATGTCGGTGAAGTCTGTGCCGATGCGGATGAGGGCAAGAACGCTTTGCAGAACTTGCGTTTTGTGAAAGACAAACAGGGATTGTTGCATATTTGGGAGTTGCCGGAAACAGATGAAAAGGAAGTTGTTACAAATCGTTACCTCACGATTGTCGATGTGGGTGGACGTTCCAATAAAGCAGACTTCTCTGTTGTTCTTGTGCTTGACCGTCTGTTTATGATTGATGGTGGCAAGCCTGTCGTAGTGGCACAATGGTACGGACATTGCGACATCGACCAGCTTGCATGGAAAGCGGCACAAATAGCGGCTTTTTATGACAATTCACTCTTGGTGATAGAAAGCAACACCTTGGAAACGCATGACAAGGAGCGGCAGGTAGATGGCGACCAGTCACAGTTCATCCTTAATCAAATCAAAGAGATTTACCCTAATCTCTATGCACGTGGTCAGTCCGAAGAAGCCGTACGCGAGGGATTGCCTACCAAATACGGCTTCCATACCAATGTCTCAACCAAACCGATGATTATATCAACCTTAGTCAAGGTTATTCGTGAGAATTTATACACGGAACGTGACGAACGTTGTCTGGACGAATATTTGTGTTACGAGAAAAAACCGAACGGAGCTTTCGGAGCGATTACCGGTAAACATGATGACTTGCTAATGACAAGAGCCATAGGCTTGCATATATGTTTCTTTGAAATGGAAATTCCAAAGATTGTGCTTCGTATCGGACGATTTGTTGTCAAAAAGAAAAAAGCTGTTTCAGCAGCTACAATATAAGTTTAACTATAAAAACAAGGAACAATGAACATTTTCAGAAAAATCAGAGCTTCGCTTCGTTTACGTGAAGCAGTCAGACAGGCAGACGAAAAACACAAAGAAACTGGAGAACGTTACTACGTTATGCCTGCCGGTGGGAAAAAAGGTCAACTTATCATTATGGATAGAAAGAATTTCCGTAAGTTGAAACAGAAAGGCTACATCAATCATAATACGTTTGTGGGCGACCTTGAACGCGAATGCTTCTACTGCACGACTTATGGAAACGGTTCAGCTATGCTTCCTTCTGCTGTTATTGCATTGAAACGAAAACAGTATTTCTCATGGCTTGATTCATTTTCAAATCCCAAAGAGAATGGGAAAGTACGGAAATATTGATGGCATTGCCACACTTACCAGTGACCCGCTCGCACTTGACAATATCAACAAGTTTAACATCGGAGACCGGGTGATGTGCAATGATAATGGGAAAAGCGGTACTGTATTAGATATAGATACTGATAAATACGGTTGTACCGTTCGTTTTGATGATACTGAAGGAACATGGATTGAATGCGACCAATTATCCAAAGAATAAAGAAAGGGGCATATCTGTGATGATGTGCCCCTTTGGTTTAAGTTCTCATTGCATTATGTAACTGATTTACTGCATCTATATTTGCACCTTGTTCGACCTGTTGAAGCAATTGAGGAGAAAGACCGTCGGGCACTTTGCCCTGCTCCAACTGTTCCTTCTGTGATTTGATACTTTGCAACAATTCATCTGCAAACGGGAAATCTCCATGCTCAAGCAGCTGCTCTACACTGATTGCCTGAGACTGGTACAACTGCATAAGCATATCGTTAGCAAGATGCCTGTATGCCGGTGTTGAAGTGCTTTCGGTAATGCTTAAATCAAATTCTACATCACGTATTTTCTTCGGGTCATATTCGATTTGTGCACCACTCTTACCTGCAATATTGAATACACGTTTGCTATCATAAAACTGCTGCATATTCTTCACATCCTTATATGCTCCGTCCACTACAAAACAACTGAAGCATTCAAGCAGGTCGAGCAATGACTTCGTGGCGTTTTCTGTCTGTTGGTTATAGTGCGATGCACTTTCACCGGAATACCCGGGCTTTCCTTGTAATGCGCCCGTAACTCCCGATATATCTTCAAAAAATTTGAGTTGCATGTTAAGCAGTTCCGCAATGCCTATATTTGTGGAATTATTGGCCACCTGTTCCGGCACTTTTCCGCTTTTGCTCGGCTTGTATACGATGACACCGTTAAATTCCGTCCAGCTCTCTGCAATATCGTCAATGCTCACACCATCAGGCAAGCAGTCTTCGGGCATCATCAGCACGCCTTTGGCACTCGCACGCATTATCCAGTCATAGAGAGTTATCAATCGGTTGGTATATCGCTGTTGGTCGATTACATCAGCAACGAATGAATGGATTTCACCATCAATGAACGGATATGCCTTGAAAACATATGGATGGCTTCCATGCTCGTAAGGCGTTTCCCCCTCCCTCAATATGTCGCCAAAAGGAGAAAGGTAATAGAAATACCAATAATCGTCCACAAACCAAGTAGCTTTTATCAACGGAACCTCATCTTCCGGCATACCGGCTTCCTTGGCCATACGCATACGTTCTTCATTTTCAGTAAGCACCACTTGTGCGTAATCTTCTTCGTCTATTTTGAAAATATCGCCGTTTTGGTAGTCATGGCAACGGTATCTCGGTTTTTGCTCCTTGCGCCATATCTCTATCACACGACATCGTCCCGGCTCGCTTGTGAATAGAAAATCGTAGTTTTCCAAGCGGCTATACCCGAAACGCTCCGCGTATGTGGTTATGTAATCTTTCCTTGCCGCCCACTTGTAAATGTCACGCAATTGTCTGTATTCCTGCGGACTTGATGCGAACTGTTCACACAACTGTCCGAAAGAAATGTCGTGAACTTCTCCAAGCACGGAAACATCCCAACCTCTGAAATCTCTCATGTTGTTGTCGATAAAGAAATTATTGGGTTGTACATAGTCCGTCCAACAATCCTCTTTTCCATTACGCCAACCGTACGATTTACGGTGAACGATAAAACCGCTTATCAGGAACTCTTCCATAGTTCGGGCATATACATCGTTCATTCGGTTAAGCTGCATGTTGCATTGAAGTATCGTACTCATCGTTTCACCAAGTTTCTGTTCATCCCGATCACGTGCGGTACAAGTCGGTTCTTTACTTTGGCTTCGATACACGCCAAGCACGCTTCGCACAAGCCTACGGATAAGGTTGTTTTTCAAAGGCACGTTGCCTTGACTTTTAATGTATTCTTCCTCGCTCATGGATTTTCCGTCCACACAAATCATATCGTCCCATTGGAAACCATAGGTATAGCGTTTGTTTCGCTCCCGGTCTTTCCGAAAGTCGTCCATCTGGCTCCAATAGTATTGTGCTTCCATAAGAATGTCAAATGCCCTGCGGTCACCATAACGTTTTGCAGAAACAACAGTATCTATCTCGGCGGCATCATTTCTTCCCGGAGCTATACGGCTCATTGGCAGCAATTTTCTTTCGCTTTTATTTACATGCATATTTTTATCATTTTAATGATTGCTCGGAACAAATATACTGCTCCGGGCAATCATCCTATGTTTAACTATTTACGGGTTTTGTTCATTTCTTCTATCATTTCCTTTTTGAGTTCGTTCAACTCGGCTTCAATATCCTTGCGTTCCTCGTCACTGATTGCTTCTTTTAATTCATTGTAGAGGTCGTCAATGTCTTCACGGTAATCCTCGAAGATTTCGTAACGCTCGTATTCGGGTGAATTGTAAAGGAAATCAATCTTTTCCGCATAGTCAAATATGTCGTTGTCGGTATCTTCTTCATAGTGCTTCAATCGGGATTTCAACCGGTCATGCTCCTCTTTCAATCGGAAATACTCATTGTTCACAGCCCTGTACTCGGTGCGTTCGTCCCCGGCTTTGACCAGCCTGTTTGCCAACAAGAAGCTGCGAGGGTCGTACTCACGGTTGCCTGTAACGGTTTCTACCATCTTGCTCAACTTGTCGATTGTTCCGAACACGCCACCGAAATAACCGTTCAGCATATATTCAATCTTTGCCGGATTAAAGTCAATCGTTCCTTTTGTATATGGGTCTCCACCCGTAGCTTCATTCATGGCATTGGCCAATCCGACAATGTATTTATTGGCACTCTTATACGCCTTTGTCCATTCGGGCATATCTTTGTTGTAAGGTGTGTCTTTATAAAGTGGCATACCCGTCCAACTCTTTTCTGCAACGTAGGCTTCCCACAAGGGTTTGTAGGCACTCGGTACAAAGGCATTCAATCCTCCGCCGCCCTCCAAGAAATCAATAGGTAATATCTGTGTAGCCTGTCCTGTTATGGCTTCGGCAATTTCTCCGTCTGTAAGATGTTCCTTTCCGTTAAGGACGGAAATCATCAGTTCGCCCATACCGTAAACAGCCCTGTATTCTACCGGAAGAGGAATTGATACCCAACTGTTTCCTGCCCTGAAAAGAATATTGCTGCGCCTTACATATTCGGGAAGATTATAGTATGCGTTCTTGTCATCATCGTCATCATCATCGCCACCCAAGTAGGCAACAATGGCACCAAGAAGGAACATCGCCGCAATACCTGTAAAAGCTTTGGCAGGATGGCGTTTCATCTGTCGTCCAAAGTTTGCCGTACCTTGAATGGCTGCATTCCAAAACACATAGCCGCTACGACCAAGTCCCGATACCAATGCACTGGCATTACCAGCCTTTGTCTGCCCTGTACTGTCATAGAATTTTGCTCCGCTGCCTTTCTTGTTGAAGTTTACGCTTATCTCCTTTGCATCATAGATGGCTCTGTCAATGCTCCGGCCCATTTCGCGTGATGTCATGAAAGCGGCAAAACGGGCGCAGTTCTCAACGGCTCGGTTGTACTCATCGAAACGTCCGCCCAACAAGTCCCATGCTTTTTTTACAGGAATCTTGCCGTTTGATTTTTTCAGTTCCCTGCGTATGTCGTTCTTATGTTGTTCAATGTCCCGGATATTGGCATAGCCTGTTTCTCCTCCGTTCATCATGAACTGATGAAACATCGCTTCCGTCTTGTTACTCATGTCAAGTGTCCCTTTGCGGTGCTTTGCCAAGAGTTGCTTTATCCTTACAGGATTGGCATACATATAATTGCGATGAAAACGAAGTGCGTAGTTCGGGCTTTCCCTTATCCAAGTCATGGTGTTGGTGTATAGCATATCTCGCATGAAGTTCGATACGATGAAGTCCGGGTTGCGTGTGGTATAGAACGCACTCAACTGTCGGTTGATGTTTTCACCGGCACGGAGAATGGCCCCGATTGCCCCCGACATATCGTTGTCGGGATTTGTCTGTCCGTTCAATGCTTGTGCCGCACGTGGATTGCCGTTTATGGTAATCACATAGTCCCTGCCGCCACGCTTCACTACAATTTGGTGCTGCCTCATATCCCGGCTTTCCACAATACGGTAAGGAATATTCACGGTATCTTTGCCATGCTTGTACCGGTCAGGATATTGCTGTGCCAATGACTCCATTTTAGTTTCAAAGTCCAGCATCTTCCGTTCCACCACTTCGGGAGTATCTGTACTGTCTATGTTGTCAGGAAACACTGGCTTCCATTCGTCGGCCACCGTATCGTATTCTACCCAAATGTCGCTCACACTGACAAGGTCGCTCGGATGGTTGAGGGCGAAATTAAGGAAACGCTGTTTTACCAATTTGTTCCGGTTGCCCTGCATGATAGCACCTTCTGCCATTGATTGCAGGTTGGCAAACGGGTCATCCGCTTTCGACCTGCGTCCTTCCGCTTTCTTGATAGGAGCATTGAATGCACTTTGCTTGTGCGTCAGATATGCGTATGCTTCAGAACTGGTCTTTTCGTCAAAACCACGTAGCGGAATGTAAAAATCATACATATCTGAAATTTTATCAAAGGTCGCTTTACTCATCATGCCACATTCGTATGACTTTGAAAGTATTGCTTTGCTCGCGGCATTGACTTTTTTCCAAAGGTCGGTAGTGTCGTGTGCCTGTTCGTAATCGTTAACCATTATCTGTGCTTCCGTTTCGGCATCAGCAACATTATCCATACCTGTAAGGGCTGTAAGTCCGGCATAGTCGGTTTGGTCTGCATCGGTTGCTCCGTTATTGATTGCTTCATTACGCATATATGTATTGCGTTCAAGGCCGTGTTTCGCCATCATGTAATCAGTCAATTCCTCACGCTCTGCCTCAGTCCTGGCAAGTTTGGCAACCTCATCAAGCATGGGCTTGAACAGGGTGTGGGCAAACGCATCGGCTTCGGCTTTGTTCACACTTGACAGACGGTTTTCTCCCAAGTATGCGTTTTCAAATCCGTCCACATCCTCAATGTTTGTTTCCTTGCCAAGGATTGCAGTCATGGCTTCTTTCAAGCCGAGCATACTGTCCTGTAATGCTTCCTGTGATTGGAACATACCGCTTTTTACACGCCTTTCATAACGGTCACGAGCCAACTCCCTTTCATGTATTTCCGGGTCACCGGTACGGTATAGTGCATCATCACTTTCTGCAACAGTCTGATGATGTGGGTCGGAAACCGCATAATTTCCGACTTTCAGTTCATACTGCTTTGCCACATCAGCGGCTTCTCCCAATATGTTTCTGTATCTGCCCGGTTCCGCAAGGTTCTCGTAACTGCGCCACAAGATGTAGCGAAGTTCGTTGTCCGATAGAGTAACCCCTCTGAAATCCTCAAAGCCTATCTTATGAAGCATATTCAAGAAGAAATCCTTTATCTGTTGCCACCAACTTGCGTTGATGTTCTCAAATTCAGTATCTTCTGCAAGCGAAGCAAGATATTCTTCGGTAGCCTTATGGAAATCCCAACCGTTTTTTGCAGCCATATCTACAATGCGTCTGCGTATGTTCTCATCGGCATTGTTGAATACATTATCAAGGAATGTATCAAAATGTTCTCCGAACAACTGGCGCAAACCATAGTGCGCCACAGCCTCATGCAGCAGTGTCTGTTCAACATCAAACGTACTTGTATGGTTGGGAATAACAATGGTTATCTTCCCTGTACTCTTCGAGTAGAAGCCTTTTGCACGCTGCTTCTTTCCATCCAAGACGGAAGCATCAGTAACAACCTCCACATTGTCAAGATGCAGTTTCTCTGCAAGGCTTTCCACACGTTCTGCCATTCTTTGGCGTTCACGCCGTGCAAATTCCCTCCGCTGCTTTGCCGTTCTCCTTGACTGACCGAGCAGCTTTGCCACTGGGTCATTCTCATAACTGACTTCATCATCGTTATATGCACCAATGCCGTTACGTTGGAGAATATCAGTTGTGTCATCCTTTACTTTTACGCCTAATTTGGCAAGTTCCTTGACAACTTCTATTATGCGCTCCTCGGGAATATCCGCACGCAACTTTCCTCGGTAAGGGTAGAAGTTTCCACCTGCGGCACGAAGCAAGGTTTTGTTCTCGTAGTAAACCGCACCGTCTTTCTTTGTCTTTGGAACAGTGAGGTAGAACATCTTTGCCCAACTGTTACCCATAATCTCGACCTTTCCATCGTGGCTTGTTATAGGAGTATAGTCTTTTATCTGTTGTAAACGACTGCTCAATGGAGCACCGCTCGTTTTCAGCATAGAAGCATTCCATTTGTCGGGCATTAAGATACCATCGTGAACATTACCGTCAATGTCTGTATAACTAATGAGTTGTCCAGGATAGCCTCCGTATTCATCTTGTGTATCGGCTATAGCCTGCAAGATATTACCTGTCATAATGAAACCTGTCTTTCGTGTCTCACTTGGTATCTGACTATCCCAATTATCAAGTGTGGTGGCACGTGCAGCATCCCAATTATCATTGGTTACCTTGTCAATGCTTCGCAACGCATCAATCTGTGAAAGTTTAATTTCAATACGTCTGCGACCGTCAAGGGTAGCAAATACCGCAAGTGTTGTTGAGGCTGTAATCTTGCTATCCTTTGTTTTGTAGCCACAGAAGATAGCAGAAGTAGCAAAGTCGAAAATCATTGACTCAAGGTTATCGGGCACAAGATAAGACTTGCCAACTTCAAACATTCTCAAGCGGCGCATCATCTGGTCGCTGTTCGTGTTGAGTCGCAAGATGTTGTCCTTATGCTTTGCCTCTACCTTTTCATTGGTCTCTGCGATAAAGTTATCTATGGCAACACGCTTTTCTTCATCGCTGCGTTTCTTCTGACCATTGATTTTTTCTGTCTGCTTGGCTATGTCGTCAATGGCTTTTGCCTTTGATTTCTCGTAGCGTTCATCTTCTGCAGCAATTCTAACTTCGTCCTCCTTGCGGATAGTTTCAATAACATTGTCAAGATAGGTATTCGGCTCAACACCCTTGTTTATCTGTTCTATTACCTTGCGTATCTCATCCGCTTTCATCGGCTTTCTCAACACATCCATTTCCACCTTTTCAACAAATGAATTGCGAGCAAATGGATTGTTTCCATCAGGGTCTATGCCCTCAGAAGATATGCGTTTCTCGATAGTCGTTGCGCGGAGTGGCATTACAGTAATCTTTAAGTCGTTACTGCCGGTATCATTGAGATATTTAATCAATTCGTTATAACGCCTTACGACATCATCGTAAAACTCCTCCTGCTCTTTTGTTGCCAATAGAGCGACATAACCTGTAATCTTGCGTGCATCATCTTCTTGCGGTTTGTAATCTTCAAGTTCGCTTGCCTGCACACGACCACCTCCGAGTCCTCCCTTTTTCAAAGGAGTACCCATTTTCTCGTATATATCTACATTATCACGAAGATACTCAACAACAACTTGACTACCATACTTGTTGAGTAAATCCGGTGCTTCCACATCATTACTTTCACTATCCTGTGAGGTCGTGGTATTAGCGTTCAACGATTTCAGTTTGGTGGAAAGCATCATCAGGAAACGGTTCTCGGCGGGTACAGGCAAACCGAGGTTGATGTAATAACCTCTATGCACCTGTCCTGTACGGTCTATACGTCCTATCATCTGCATATAGTCGTTAATATCGCTCAGCGGCTGTGCTATAATCATAGAACGCTGACGTTGGTCGCTGAATTTCTCTGAAGCGTGCAAACTGATACCTGTTGATGCAGACTTGTTGAGGATGAGGACATCAAGAACACCACTGTTGAACTCTCTCTGCATTTTCTTTTTGTCTTTGTCAGTTCTACGCTTGACAACGACACGTCCGTCATCGTTGCGCTCAACATACATATTACGTCCTGTCAATTCACCTACTTTGTATCCTTTCTTGTTCAGACGCTCGATAATGGCATCAAGTGGACTGATAAAGATATCGCTTGTGCTTTCACGAATGAAATCCTGCAACTCATAATATGCTTTTTCTCCTGCCGGACCTAATGCCTGTGGAGAATATCGCTCGTGGCGTTCGTTACCGTCCTCATCTTTGACGGTGTACTGCATAACGGTGTCAAGTCCTTTCAGTAGGCTTGCACTGAATGTTGGCTCATCAATGATTTCTCCTGCGGCATAGTCCTTAATACTGCTCTCCATTGTGCTTTCCAACGCAATAACAGGGTGGCGACCTGCATTGATTTCGCCTTCCACTTCATCTGCAATAGCATTGACTTTGAGGGCAAGCATAAGCTGCTTGGTGTAGTTGTAGGTCTTGCTTGCAAATGGCACGTTCTCAACGCCCATTTTATCTGTGCCTCGCTTCACACCTGCGCTCTCTGCCATAACAGCAAGTTCCATATCCAATGCTTCAATCATCGGCTTTACGTAGTCCTCTTGGAATTTGATAATGGCATTGAATGCTGCTATGGTACGGTCGTAATTCTCTCTTGCACGTCTAACAGTTTCGGGGTCAGTGATTGTTTTCCAATCGGTAACAACATCGCTCATATCTCGCTCTCTGCGTACCATTTGCCCTGCATTAGTCAATTCACGACTCATAATCTCTTGCAGAGTTACACCGCCTTTCTCAATGATACTAATCATCTTATCCGGATCAACCTTTGCTTGGCTCATCGCTGTACGAATTGCATACAAAGGCATTGTGTCGGGACGCTTTGCGAACGTAGCACTTGCAAATGTGGCGGCTTTCGCTCCACGAAGAATACTTTGCAGATAGGCACCTGTATTGCTCGAACCTGCCGCCGTATGACTTTCATCAAGGAACAGATAGTTATCCTTTGCAATGGCACGTAAGAATGTGGCTTTCGGGGTAGCCTTGCCATTCTTCACGTTCTTGCTTTTCTTGGTGCGTGCGCCACTCTTTTTGGCAGCTTCCTCCATTTCTTGCTGACTGACAACATCGCCAGTGTTTACCTGCGAATAGGTGAGTACAGCGAAGTCATATTCTTCGGGCAATGCTCCCGATGCAAAGACTTTTGCCATTTCTGCGGAAGATAGAGGTTTGTGTACTGTATTACCTTTGCTATCAACCATAGCACCGTCAGAGTTGAATATAAACGGCACGAGGTCTCCACTTCCAACATCTACCAAGTCTCGGTAAATATCGGAGAACAAGTCTGCTTTCTGTGTGATGAATACAGGTTTCTCACCTCGTTGCACTGCCCAACGAATAAGTGCTGCCATTTGGCGCCCCTTACCAACACCAGTTTGGTCGCCTATAATAAGGGCTTGTTCCTGTTTCATCTGATAGATTGCCATAGCGACACTGTCCATCTGCTCGGCGGCAAGTGCTTGATACGTTTCAGCAATGGTATCATATCCGAGTTCTGTCTTGACAAATTCATCTATGCTGCCGTGCTGTGCTTCAATTTGAGAAAGCACTTTATCCATTGCCTCGACCATAGCTGCGGGGGCAACGCTTTCAAGTCTGAATGCTGTATTATGAGGACGATAAGGAAGTTTTTCTTCAGTCAAATCTCTTTTCTTGGGTTTTCCTTTTAATCCCAGTCCGATTCGTTGAACGTCCACTCCATCCACTGGCTGAGGCTCATTTCCCACAGTTCGTTGTTCAAGTCCTCTTCCGTCAGTTGAAGGCTTTCCAATGGTATCAGTTCCTCTCCCGGTCTCGCCAACTGTATCATTCTGTCCACGTTTTCCCAATACAGGTCGTTGGCCGCTCTCAGAGTTTCCCTCCAATCCGGTTCTTCCTCTCCGTTCTGTTTGGCTTCCACTCTCATCATCCGCCTCAGATTGTCTATTATGTCCTGCTCCGTCAGTTTCCCCGGATGCGTTGTCAGCGACAGACAGATGTCGCCCTCCTTGGCTACGTAATACTTCTGTTCCATTTGTCTTTTCATTAAAATTCAATACTTCGTTAATAATCTCGTACAGGTCGTCAAAACTTTCAGCCTTGCGGATTGCTTTGTTCTCCACAGGAGGGTATACGGCAGTCTGCGCCCGTTCCTCATTGGTTCTGCGGCCATCTATCAGTATCATACGAGTGGGGAATGTTGTACCTTGCTTCGCATACAGTCCACCGCCCATGTCAATAACGCCTTTCACGTTATAGTGGTCATATAAGTAGGTGAAAAATGGTTTCATGCTCTTTATAGCACCATTGTTCGCATACTCCATATTTCCACCGATGATGATAGCGGCTCTGCCGTCATCTTTCATGCTTGAAAGAGCGTTCAATGTTATTTGCGGGTCAAGTCCCGGTATCTTCTTTCCATCATACTCAACTGCCTCACGCTTTCCGAATGGGGGATTGGCGATAACAACATCATAACGCACATCGCCATCGAATGGCTCTGTCGCATCCTGCTGTGTTACTTGTGCAAATCCCTGTTCACGTAGGTTGTCCAGTCGTGTTTTGTCAAGTTCATTTACATGAACCTGTCCGACTGGAATAGTGAAAACTAACATCCCATTACCCGCAGTTGGTTCTAACACGCTTCCGTCTGCTTTGTCAGCCATTGCAAATCGGCCGGCAATCCAAGCCATAGGAAGAGGCGTGGAGTACTGCTGCATCTTTATACGGTTGCTGCTTCGTGCCGAAATGGTTGGTTGCATTTCATAAAGTTTGCAGATTAAATCGTATGATTCTCTGCTAGCACTTCCTTTACGTTCAATAACCTCACGTGCAGCTCTGACCAATCCGTCCTCAACAAGTTCCTGCAACAAAATATCAGTTCTTCCATCATTATCTACCTCCATTCCCAACTCACTTGCACGCTTGCGTAGGTCTAAAATGCTTCTGTATGGCTTTGTCCCATTGTCAAGAGCCGCAAGCATATCAGCCTTTACTGTCATTGCAAATTGGCGATGCAGTTCTGCATCAGCCTTGTCATTTTCAGTAAGTAAATCACCAAATAACCCACCTGTTTGATTCCGTGAATTTACTGCTTTTTTCTCATTCTTCTTACGTGCAGGGCGACTTTTTTTGATACGTTCCTGTGCAATCTCTGCCTCTTGCTCCACCTCGGTCTCTCTTGTTACGGTTTCGGCGGTAGCAAGCGCATCAATACTTTTCTTATCGAAATTCGCCACATCGAATTGTTGTACCTCATCGTATGGAGTCATGTCTGCATCCAGTCCGTTCTCTGCCACCTCCGGCAAATCTCTCGCACCATTGTAAAATGCTTTAAGGTAAGGGCGTATGGCATCGCCCAAGTCTGCAATCATGGCCGTTGCATACTCGGCAAACTTACGTGAACCTTTCTCCAAATGGTAAACAGCCATCTCTGTTCCAATGGCAAGAATCTCAGGGTCTATACCTATATTCATTTGACCGAGCAACTTCTTACGCATACGCTCACGAAGTTCTGCATAACGCTCATCAGTAACAAGACGGTTACCACTCGCTTCAGTCTTTTTCTGCGAATTGTCTTGTTGTTGCTCACTCCGCATATCGTTGATAAGAGTTCGGACTTCATTAGCAAACTTATCTGCACTATCTTTAGTCAGGAAAATAATATTTCCTTCATGATAAACGTCTCCACCACGCTTCTCTCCTAAATCCATCACAGCCTGTTTTTCCGCATCAATCATCTTCATCAAAGTACGAACAGAATATCTGTTATCCATTTCCTTGTCAACAACGAAATCTGTCCTTTTGTCACGAATTTCATCCTTTGCCTTGCGATCAAGTTCTCGGGTCTTAATTTTATTTTCGAGCGAAATGCCAACTGCATCCAAAACTTCTTGCATACCGTTCTGAGGATTGCGAAGAATGTCTAACATTTCCTCTGGACTGTTGGTTGTCTGACGAAAACGTGCATCACCAATAGGTATGGAACCGCTCACATCATCACGACTTAATGTAGTTTCCCCTGTTTCTTTATCAACAAAAACAGAGTATTGCCATATAGGAGTATATTCCTGCCTTTCCTCCTGCTTCGTGGCTTTCTGTTGTTGAGGTTCTGAAAACTGCACATTGCCGTCATTTACTTCTGACAAATCAGACAAAGACAAAGGTGGTTGTGATTGTGCATCGGTTGCATATTCTGCCAAGCGTTCAGCATCTTCCTTGCTCCGCATCATGAAGCCTTGCTTTTCCTTGTCCCACCAGCCTTTCAGTTGTTTGGCAAACATTGTGGTGTGCTTCCGAACAGTATCTCTTAATTCATTATTGAACTCCACAAGGTGCATATCCAACACCTTACCTCTTTTGGTGGTGTACTGTGCCGGAGTAATGGTGTATGCAGCATCAGTCGGTGTTGTCGTTTCTTCATTGGAATTGCTTTGTTCTAACTTCCGCTGTTCAGCAAAGAGGTCGTTTATTTCGGAAATAATGCGGGCTTCCTCAAATATATCACTCTGAACATGTGCGGCTTCTTGTTCCTTGTGCAGTTCTTCAATGCGTGACTTGATTTCAGAAAGTCTGTCGACTTGTGTACCTGAACTCTGTTCTTCAACACTTTTGACTGACTTGTATTCTGCAAACGCTTTTGTCTTCCGGTGGCTACTATCTATCCATTTCTCGAAATCCTCCAAGTTTACGGCAGTTACCACTGTCTTGTGATTATTTGCCCAGTCGCTGTCATAATTCGCGAAGTAAGCTGCCTCGGCATCGTCAGTCTCATTGAAACCAAGCATTACCTTATGCTCATCAAAGCTGCCGTCCTCATTATACTGGTCCACCACGAACACCCTGCGTCCGTTCCACCCGTCAATATCATCAGAGAGGAACACGTCTATGTGGTCTCCATCCACGCCCTCCGTGCCACGAATGTAGCCGTAGGTGTTCTGCATGATCGTTTCCCACTTGTTGCCCTCTGTGTCTATTCCACTACGAACGGATCCTTTCGGGTTCTCAATGGTGATATTGAATGTACCAACCTGCACATGACCTTTCTTATAATTGCCAGCTTCTTTCTGTTTCTCCGTAGGAGTAGTATCGGTTTCTTTCTCTGCCACTGCAACAGCATTGGCTAAAGACAAAGATGCATCAATATAATTAAGAACATCCAATAAGTCTCCGAATGTTTGACCGTCATACTCATAAGCGCTACCTATATAATTACCTTTCGTATCAGGTGCATCAACTTTTATAACTTTATGAGTACCATCAACAATAATTGTCTGTTTATAAGTATCGCCATACTTTCCGCTTTCAATCCAATCATCTTCTTGAACTTCAATACGTCTTGCTATTTTTGCACTAAGTTGATTGTCAGTATCATCAGAAGACAGCATTTCTTCTTGTGATAAAGAAGATTCTATTTCGCTTTGTCCACCAATGCTTTCAGTTCTTCCTGTATCATCAGTTGTCCCATTTCCGTTCTCAACTCGTTCTCTTGGCGCAAGAGTTCCATTGCTTCCTTGCTGCCCTCGTTGGCTTGTTGCAGTATCGCCAACCAATACATTGCTTCGTTGTTGTCCATTGTAATCTAAATTTAATGCTTCTTTAATAGCCTGTACGAGCGTCCGAGGGGTATTGTCCGGTTGTTCGAACAGAGTTTCTTCCTGTGTGCCTTGTATAAGGTCATAAATCTTGCCGAATGTATTTTGAATGAAGCTTTGGCTTTCACCTTTATACATTGCGGCCAAATGCAGGACAAAGTTACTGAAATTATCAGCAGGGAGATAACTTTCCCCAGTGACATCATCCATTTGATACTGGCGTTTCCAACTTTCTACGGCAGTACGTGCTTCCTTGAAGTTCTTTGCCTCTACAAACATTTTATCTTGGGACAAAGCATAGTAAGCACGAACGGAATTCTGTATCTCATCTACCATTCGTTCACTGTTCGGACTATCATAATCACGAAAAGCAGTGGCAAGAATAGCCTTTTGTGCTTTTACCGGCAATACGTTGAACATTTCCTCCAACCGTGTACTACCGTCCTTGAAAATGCTTTGATACATGATACCACGCAAATCATTCTTGGATTCGGGAGTCAAGTTACCCTTGCTATCAAACGCACTCTTGTATTGTGTGGGACTGATGAAACCTCTTTGGCTCATCCATTTTAGGACACTTGCACCGTTGGCATCCACAAGCCCGGCAAACGACACTTCATCGTCCGAGGCTCTGAGTAACAGGTTGGCAAACGAACGTACTTCGATTCCCATACGCTGTAAGGCATTTTTCGGTTTGATTCGTTCCACACCTCCGCTTTCGGTGTCCTGTGCTACGTATTGTCCCAGAGGAATAGCCGTAGCATCGTCCACATGAAGCATATTTACCAGCACCGGACTTTGTAGGGCAGCAATATCTTCAGCACGCAAACCAAACTCTTCCGCATGGTCTTTCAGGTATTGCCTATATGCTTCGGCCTGTTCCGGATGGCTTTCCCACATCAGACGCAAGGCATCACTGCGGTTGTTTCCCTGTATAACTTCACCACGTTCGTTTACGGTCGGCGCACCGGTGTAAGCGGTAATACTCGATGTGATTTCTTCCGGACGAATGTTCCCGGCGATTTTCCGTGCAGACAATACGCTCGCTTCGTCATTTCGTTCCTTGGGTTGCGCTTCATCAATAAAATGCAGAGGATTACGCACACCTTGGATATGGCTCGGTTGCAACAACGATGCGTCAATCACGGCCACATGACCGGGAGCCAGCACATCATTGCTGAACTTCACGTTCACCTCTTTACCTTGTACGGTCTGCAATGGTTCTTGCCTGTCAATCTTATGGCCGTTCACACGTCTGTACCCCCTTGCGCGGGCATCCTGCGGTGTATCATCCACCATGTCGGGAACTCCGTTAAGGGCTTCACGCTCGACGCGTTCGGCTTCCTCACGCTCTGCACGCAGCTTTTCTTCTTCCGCTTTGCGTAGGGCGGCAGCTTCATCAGCCATTCGTTTGCGTTCCGCATCCGCTGCCATTCTTCTACGGTTGGCAGTACCGGCTATCTTCTGCCAAGCGAGCAAATCCTGTTTGGCTGCATCAATCGCCGCTTTGCGTTCTTTCTCGGAAGCAATCTTTTCGGCAATGGAGTTGCCACCTTTCGATTTGGCTTTCTCCAACTTCTTCAAGGCTTCTTCCTTGTCGGCAACCATTCCATCGGCTACGGTCTGTGCCATATCCTCATCACCCTCAGTCTGCTCCACAATGGCATCCCAAGCTGTGTCGCTGTCGGCCTGCTCATATAGTGGATTTCCCTGCTCATCCTTTGGTATTCTCTGCATGGCAGGAATATTTTGAGGGGCATTGTTATCATTTTCGGGAATATTTTCCGCACCATTGTTGCTCTCATTTTCGGCAGGATGTTCAAATGCCACTCCGTTATGCTCCAACAGCATATTGTCAAGTTCATCACGAGTGAACAGGTTCACACGTTTTCCGTTGATAGGAGCTTCGGTAAATACCTCATACTTGCCGTCCGCATCGGCATCTGCTGTGATATTGCCACGGACGGTAACGCCGTTCTCATCGGTAAGCGAAACAATGTCATTGAGGGCGTATTGTGGTCTTTCAGCCTCTTGCATTTCCTGTTTCCGTTCGGCATTCTCAATGGTTCTCTGCTGCTCGAACTGCGCCACACGTGCCAAGTTTGCCGCATCAGCCTGTTGCTGTATGGTTTCTTTTGCCAACGGGAAGATATTCACGCCGTCCGATACGTTAACTGTGCCGTCCCCATTATCCACAATACCGTCTTCGTTGGCTACAATCTGAACCTGTATCTGTGCGTCATCTCCTGTAATGGTGTATGTATCGCCGGGGTTGAATGTAACCACACCGTCAATCTTGTCGGATGCTTCCTGTGCGAACTGTTGAATGATAGCCTCCTCCGCTGTCATTTTCTCATCGGACGGGTTCAACGGCTCATCAATGTTCAATACGGCATCGGGCGACACCTGTTCAAGTGCGCCTGTTTCCGCATCACGCACAATGATACTGCCGTCCGAAGCCCGGTTGTCAATGCCGCTGCCGTCTGCATACTGCACAAGGTTTCCACCCACCACATACACACGGCGGTCGTCCTGCTTCATCGTAGCCCCCTGTATCATGCCGGAGGTGCGGTTGGTGCGTGCGTCAACCATTGCGTTGCTTTGCTCCACACGTGCGTCTATATCATCACGCACACGCTGAATCATGCCGTCATATACCTGTTTGGCATTGAGGTAGTCAATAACCGTTTCCAACTCGCTTTCTCCCCAAAGGCCATTGTTCCGCATTTCCTCCAATGCATTCATAGGATGTATATCCAAAAAGCCAAGCGTGTTTTCATCCACTATGGCAGAAACCCTCTGCCGCTGGTAGTCACGCATATTCTTGGCATCGGTCATTTCCTGTGGGTCTGCGAGGTTGTAACCGTCAATGTAGCTTTCATTCATTGACTGCACATCCTCGTCCTGTTCGCCGCCCCGCTTCTGTGCGAGAGTACCGAGGTTAAAGCCCCTCATCATCAACGAACGCTCCATATAGGTAAGTATTGCGGCTCTCTCATCGTCCGAGAAATCCTTGTCGTTCACGATACCCTCTGCCACACTTCCAATGTCATCGTTGGTCGTAAGGTCTATTGTCGCCCTTAACGGCTCCCATATTTCTTTGCCAAGCAATTCTGTTGCACGGGCATCTGCCTTGTTTACTCCGTGCTTCATTGAAGCATACTGTACTCCCGACAAAGTAGCCTTACCTGCACCCATCAATCCCATAGAAAGAGCCATGCCGCCCCAAATGTCGCCATGGAATTGTCCTGTCGCAAGCAAATTGGTACGTGTGCCGTCCGGGTTCTGCTGATAAGCATCGTCGAGATTGAGCATGGTGCGCCACAATTGCCCATAGTATTCTTCCGTTACCTCTCCGAAATAGTCGCTCACACCCATTTTGTTGAATAACTGATGTGTCTGTCCCATGATACCGTCCAACGCACCTGCATCAGTCTTTGAAAGTACTGCACCGATACGCTTTGCACCCACCACATTGGCGAGTTTGCTCATATTTCCAAGAGTAACTACAGGGTCAAGGTGCGAACCGAACATTTCCGAATAGTTTTCAACGATGGCATTGGCTTCTCCTTGCCAAATGGCATTTCCCCAAGTCTTGTCGTTGGAAAAATCATAGTTTCCGTTCTCATCGACAACCACATCACCGAGTTTCCTGTCAATGATGTCGGCCGTGGTTTTCCCAGCCTGTACAGTGTTGGTCATCAGCGGAGCACGGAGAAGCAGGTCATCAGCGGTTGTTCCGAGAGCCTTGATAGTCCAGTTGGTGGCATACTGCCCCAAGCCTTTCACGCCGTTGTCCTTCACGTATGTCTTGAAGCCCTGTTTGGCCATTTGCTCTACCGTTTCTTTGCCAACCACCTTTGTGGCGGCTTTCGTTCCGGCTTTGGAAAGAACATTGATACCTTTGAATCCACCGCCTGTAATGCCAAAGTCAAGCATGAATGCAGGCATGTGGCCGGTCATCATACCGGCTCTGTTCCAAAAGCCGGCGTTCCCGCCATACATCTGCTCCGCCTGTCCTTTGTTGTAGAGTGCGCCCATCATTTCATTGTAGGCTTCACGTTCTCCCTCTGTGGCATTCTCACCTTTCAGGTCATCGGCGTTCATCATGGTCAATGCGTCACGCATATCGCTCATGCCGAAATCCCAAGTGCGGAAATCTCCTGCCACACGACCGAAACCACGCCAAAAGCCAACATCGATGCCTTGCTCACGGTCTTTCTGCTCTTCAAGGTCTTTGATAAGTTCCTCCGTTTGACGAATGGCGACATCCAAGGTACTGTTTTCCTTGTCGCTCATCTGACGAGGAACATAGGTATCTGCTGCAAGTAAGAATCCAAGAGGAGCTGTATTCTTTTTTGTATCTTCTTCCCATTGCTCATGCACTCTCTTGGCACTTGCCTCTCTTTTCTCTTGCAGCTCTGCAAGTTTCAGCATTGCACGGCGCAACTGTCCGTTTACAGACATATCAGCCGCCTGTCGGTATCTGAAACTCTCCATGTCGGCAAGTCCCTTGCTGGTGTATCGGTTGCCGAGAGGGGTAATGTAGGTTTTCTCCAGTTTTCCGCTCTCCGGGTTGAACTGCATTTTCCCCTCTGCGGTCTGTCCGCCGCCCAACGGTGCGTTTTCGTGATACTCACGCATGGTTTCCATACGCTCGTTGAAGCCGTCTATCATTTGCTCCGTGCGGCGTTTCATCTGTCCTATATTTGCACTGAAGCGTATTTTATCCTGTTCCGTCAACGGCATTTCTTCTGCTGAAGGAGTTACAGGAGTTTCAGGTGTAGAGTCCAGGGCAGATTGTTCGGGCTGTTGTTGCTCCGACATGAAAGTCCTGTAGTCTGCCGACTTTACACGATATTTCTTCCCCTCACGCTCCATGATTGTAGAAGCATCGGGAAAGTCTTTCATAAAACTGTCAATGTGTTCATCACGCACATTGTATTTCTTTCCGTTGTATTCAAATATTGGCATAGTTATTTGTTTTTACCGGGTGTATAATCAATCACATCATCATCGCCGCCACCGGGAACATAGTCCACGACCTCATCATTCAGTTCCGAGGTCATGGTGGCAGGGTCAAGTTTGGAGAGGGAAAGCATGATTGCAGAGGCTTTAGGCGATTTGTGCCAATTCTGTTTTACATAGTCCTCTTTCTTCTGTGGTGTATCAAGTTTCTTCATTTGACGGTCAAAAGCCCTTTTCTCTTTCTCATCCTGTGGAGAGAGGTCGGCAAGCATAGCATCATACACCTGCTGCATCGAACCTTTCCAAACATTCTCGTAAATGGCTACTTGGTTTCCGCCGCCGTCAGAAAAACCGAGCTGCTTGCCACGTACACCACGTGCGGCTGTCGCTCTCGCTTTATCACGCTCTACAGCCACATTGTCATTATGTCTCTTTACTTGGAAATTGTAGGAACGGTCTGCCTGACGTTTGTTTTCATCATAGTTTGCTTGCCAACGCCTATCAGCTTCTTTGTCCCGACCTTTCTTGTATTCCTGTTCCGCATCATATCGGTCATCTGTAATCTTCTCTCGCTCGTTGCGATGTTGAATGCCCTCATTGTATCTGTCATCATTCTTTTTGTCAAGACCAAGCTGCCTTTGCCACTTACGTTCACGGTCATCCCTTTCTTCATCAGCGATTCTTGCCCTCATCAGCCCCTCATAATATTCTTTCTCCTTGCCTTCACGTTCTTTCATCAGCTTGTCATATCTCACTTTGGTACGTTCTGACATGGTATTCTTACCGGTATACATATTTGGAGCGTACTGCGTGGTGAAGAACAAGTTAGAGAGTGCCGATATACCATCACCAATGGCTGCGAATATCTGTTCACGTTTCTGCTTCTTCTTTTCTTTAGCAAGTTCCTCGTCCGTTGGCGGTTTATAGGGATTGAGTTTTTTGTACAATTCAGCGTATGAGAGACTGCCACCGTTCACATCGGCTTGTTTGGCCGGAGGTGCAGCGACCGTTTCAGATTGGGAGCCGGTAACGGCAGGAGCCGCAGCTGCTTGTTGTTCCGTCCATTTCTGTGTACCCTTTACCGGGGATGATACGGAAGGAGCGTCTTGCTGCTGTTCGTGCCATTCCTTAGAGCCTTTGAGCGGAGGCGTACCACCTCCGTTTCCTAAAATATCATCCATTGTTGCCATATTGAAATAGTTTAGAAAGGCATTTGACTTACCGCATTAGTTACTCCTTGTACAGCTCCCGATATGGCATTGGCCTTGCCTTGCTCAATGGCGTTAAGCTGTTCCACGAAAGCATTGTCGTTTTGCATATAAGTGGCTTCGATATTGTCCTTACGTGCTTCTGCATCAGCGGCAATCTGTGATGTTGCATCGGCAAGAGCCTTGTTGTTCGCTTCTTTGGCCGCTGCCACACTTTCATCAGTACCGCCCATGACGGCTGCACTACCGGCAGCGGCTTTGTTACGTTGTTTTATACTCTCTTCAGTTTGCGTAAGGATGCGTTGTGCGTCAGCCCGCTGAGTGGCATCCTCGTTGTACCGCCTGTCGTACCAGTCCTGATTCTTTTGCCGTTGAGCCTCAACATTACGTTTTGCTTTCTTCATGGCCTTGGATGCCTTGATTCCACCGAAAATGCTGCCTACTGCACCTATGGCACTTCCTATTAAACCCATAAGACTTTAGTTTTTGATTATTAAAAGTTATACCTTGCGTGCGAAAGTAAGCCGTTATCTTCGCATCATCATTTTATCTTTTTACATACAGATCATTATGGCAATAGGAAAAAAGACCGGAGGGCGGCAAAAAGGTACGCCCAACAAAATAACGGCACTGGCAAAAGGGATGATTGAGAAATGGCTTGAAACGCACAACACTATACCCGAAGGAGATGTGATGCCACTAATAATGCAGGACTTCATGGAACTTGACCCCAAAGACAGGGTGAAAGTGTCGACAGAGTTCATTAAAATCATCATGCCTAAGAATATCAGCATAGACGATGGCGAGGTCAAACTCACCATTGAGGACAAGCTTGCCAAACTTGCCGGAGAAGAAGACGAGGAAGAATAATCTATTACCCTCTACTTTAGATTGTCTTCATGTGTCAAGGGAACCCCAACCCGAAAAGGGGGCGATTTTACTGATTTGCTTTGAAGCGATGTTCGAGAGAATGTCGCTTTTTTCATGTCCAGACCGTAAAATTTCTTCTGAAGAAAAGGGTATTTCTTCGGAAGAAATAGCAATAAATGTACAATTATATCCCATTTCTTCGGATTTCTTCGGAAGATATTGCCTTAATTGTACAGGAAAGGGGTATTTCTTCGGAAAAAACACGCATAAATGTACATTCTTGTACAGATTGAATTTTTTATGCGAAAATCAGCTCAAAAGTACCTCAAAAATCTTCTGAAATGGCTGAAATGAGCTATTTTTTGACATAATTTCAGAAGATATTACATTTATTTCTTCAGAAGAAATAACCATAAATGTACAGAAAAGGGGTATTT